AGAACGATTGTCCAGCCTGTGATGCCTAGAGAAATAGATCTCAAGGAAGTCAGATGGCTAACCATTACGCCAGAAAACTATGTAGAACAATTCGAAATCATTGAAGAACAAGAGGGTGAGCTTGTGTTTTTAGCAATGACAGTCCCGGACTACGAAGTGATGGCCTACAACATGCAAGAGCTCAAACGATACATTACTGAGCTCAAAGATGTTGTAGTCTATTATAGAATGGTTACAACCAAAGAAGGAGAAACAAATGAGTGATGCACCAGACGCTTTTGTATATAACGCAACCCTAGACAGAATAATAGACGGGGACACCTTGGATTGTGTGTTGGACTTAGGATTTGATGTCAGACTGCACAAACAAAGAATACGACTTGCTGGGATCGATACACCGG